CATCACCAGTTCAAATACCTGGTACTAACTGGGATCAGCACTCATGTTCCAGATATGCAGCAGGAGCAGTTAAAACTGATGGAACCCTATGGATGTGGGGATATAATGCATATGAAGGAGGATTGTGATTAAATGACCAAACCCATCGTTCATCACCAACTCAAGTTCCTGGTACTACTTGGAAACAAGTTAGTCATACTGATGGTAATACTCACGCAATCAAAACTGATGGAACACTGTGGTCATGGGGATATGGTGGTAATGGAGCATTAGGACAAAATGATAGAACACACCGTTCATCACCAGTTCAAATTCCTGGTACTAATTGGAAACAAGTGAGAACTTTGGGGGGTGCTACAATGTTAGCAAATAAAACTGATGGAACACTATGGGTATGTGGAAATAGTACTGAAGGACAATTAGGACTTAATAGTCAAATAAAATATTCATCACCAGTACAAATACCTGGTACTGGATGGGATGAACTTGGAAACACTGGTGGTGGTGAAGAATACGCTTTGGTTATGAAATCAATATAGACCAGTTACCAAACTGTCACACGACCACTTGCATTAGTCATTGATACTTTGTATAGTATGAATAGTTTAGTATTGATTTGTGAATTATTCTACACAAGACAGACTGATTTTCGTCACTTCATTTATTATCTTTATGAATTGGGGTGTAAGACTATCTGAAGTTGCTATCTTAAGGTTTTCATGAATAAAGCAGAGTTTATATGTGTTAAACCAAAGAGTACAGTAGCAAAGGATAGGTTCCTGAGTGATATGAGACAACTACATAGTTGTAGAGTGAATAAAAGAAGTGATGGACTGACATTTGTTGAGTCTATTTCTGGAAATTATTCTTTTTGTCTTAATGAACATTCAGACGATCATTGGGAGGTAATTAAATGATCCCACTTATGGCATTAACAGTAGAACTACAATGTGTTGATGTAGATAAGTTTATGGAGAATGTGGAGAAGGTAAAAATAGTTCACATGACTAAGAATCAGAAGAAAGAGGTGAGGGAAGCACTTGAGTCATTTGTAACAGAAAGATGTCCTCAAACCTAAAGAGAGTGTAAAGTTTATAGATATTAGACCTAACATATGTTAGAATGTCCTCACATTACTCCTAAACCAATGCTGAATTTAGATGAAAGATACCATTCTTATTTGGATGGTAGTAAGAAAATGAGGATAGATGGTGAGGATGAGAGAGTCATAGCATATGGATGGCATTGTGATGGCAATGATATAACAGGACATTATGTAACAACAAAGAATTATAAGTTATACTATAGTATGGATGGTAGTTTTAAAAGAATGGAGACGCTTTCTAAAGTGGCACATGTATAGTTGACTTTAGTTGATTTTAATTTTATTATATACTTACTGAAATAATTTTATGATTACATTACGTCCTCACCAGAAGAGGATTGTCAATAGAATGAATCAGACTGCTAAAGGTCAGGTAATTGTGCCTACTGGTGGTGGTAAGACTTTGTGCATGATTAATGATGCACAGAGACAATTTAGTGAAGGTTATAATACTATTGTAGTTGTAGCACCCAGAATATTATTAGCACAGCAATTATCAAGTGAATTTTTAAATATTATTGATAATGCAAATGTGCTTCATGTTCATAGTGGTGAGTCAGATCATTATACTACAACTAAACCACAGTCTATTTGTGATTGGTTTTTTAATAATCAATTATATGGTAAGAATGGTTTAATCTTCACAACATATCATTCATTAAATAGAATCCAAAAGTCTGGTATTCCTGTAAATACAATATATTTTGATGAGGCACATAATAGTGTACAAAAACATTTTTATCCTGCTACTAGATTTTTTGCAACTACAAATAATCGTAGGTGTTTCTTCTTTACTGCTACTCCTCATCATAGCAATAGTGATGAAAGAGGAATGAATAATGAAGAAGTTTATGGTGAAGTCATTGAGCAAGTACCAGCACCAGAGTTGGTAGATGCTGGTGTTATACTACCACCTAAAGTAGTAGTTAATCAATGTGAAATGATAAAAGGTAGAAAGATAACTTGTGAAGATGATGCTGATAATATATTGTCTAGTATTGATTCTAATTCTGTAGATAAGATATTAATTTGTGCCAGAAGAACCTCACAAATAGTCAAGTTAATATCTGCTAGTAAATTATCAACAGAATTATATGGTAGAGGATATAACTGGATGTATATTACTGCCAAAACTGGTGCTGTTATCAATGGAATCAAGGTCACTAGAGTTAAATTCTTTGAGACATTAAATCAATGGGGTAAAGATAATACTAGATTTGTTGTGTTACATCATAGCATACTATCTGAGGGTATAAATGTTAGTGGACTAGAAGCAGTCTTGTTTCTTAGGTCTATGAATTATACTGCCATTAGTCAAACTATTGGTAGAGTAATTAGGAAAGGAAATGTTAACAAACAGTTTGGCATTGTGTCCATTCCTGTGTATGATAGAGTTGGTATTAGTACATCAAAGAAAGTTAATGCAGTTGTTAATACTATTTTTGAACAAGGTCAACCTGCTATTTCTACAAAATGAATCAAACTAACAAACGTTGTTTAAAAGAACTAGATACTTATTGGAATGAAAGATTGGCATATTTGGCACAATCTGATAGATTAGATGATGCTGAAGCACTCTATTCAGAGTATAATATTGATGGTGAAAATTTAATTTATGAAGCATTTGATCGTAATGCAGACATCCTATTCTTGGAGTATTTAAATGACCTATGATCCACAAGTTGATGACTATGTAATATGGAAAAGACCAAATGGTGACTGGGAAGAGGGATGGGTTTATTTTAAAGGAGATCCTGTAGATAATGAGAAAAGAAATAAACAAGGATGGAATTCTGTCTCACAATATATTACTATAGAAATTCATGTATATCCAAAGAAAGATTGTGTTTATACATCTGGTAAACCAATGAGACATAAAAATATTCATTGTTTATTAATATGTAATAAAGATAATTGGAATGAGTTAGAATATGTTAAGAATAGAAGAGGAGATTCAATGGTAGATATGTATAAGTCACAAGAAAGACCATTAGATATAGATAGTTATAGTCATATCCCATCAAGATACTAACATGAATCCTGATAAGATTAAGATAGCACCAGAAAGAGAATTTGAGTATGAGAAAATATCAAGAACTATTGATAAGATGGATGATATGGAGGATGTAAAGTTGTTGCTTAAATATACTATTAAGATGGGAATGAAGCAAACTGAGATACTAGGTAATATGTTATTAGTTAAGTATTAATACATATTTGAGAAATGTTGCAGAAATGTGTAAATTTGCTGACAAATGTTATAAATAATGGTAGAATTGAGGGATAAAATGTAACCAAACCTTATTGGTTATGTGTTAATTATTAGAGAGGATTTTATGCACAATTTAATGTCATTCAATCAATTAGCATCATGGAAAGAAATAGAAATGTCCCAAGGAAATGATAGGGAGTTAGTTAACGATTATTTCAACTGCTTAATTGAATGTGAAGATGACCAATCAAGTTGTAAAACTATTTGCAAAGACATCCTAATGTAACAAATAACATTAAAACCCTAGTTGACACTGGGGTTTTTTTGTGTCATAATGTATATGATAGATGATTTATTATGCTTAATAAAGAGAAAGTAAGAAACCAAGTTAAGTCAAGATTTTATTATATTTTCTGGGGAATTGCAACTTTCTCTGTAGTTGCTGGTCAATTATATGTTGGGAGTGGTTATAGAATATTTGCACAATCATTACTGAGAATATTTGATGCAGTTGAAGTTGAGGTAGGTAATGAGTATAAAAATGAAAGATTTTACTGATGAAGGATACAATCTTATTTGGTGATTGTAGAGAAACTCTTAAACAATTTGATGAAAAAGCAAGGTGTTGTGTGACATCTCCACCTTACTATGGTTTACGTGATTATGGTGGGGAAGATAAACAAATAGGATTGGAACAAACACCAGAAGAATATATTCAAGAGATGGTAAATGTGTTTAGGTTAGTAAGAGATAACCTAACAGATGATGGAACATTATGGTTAAACATTGGAGATAGTTATTATAATTATAGACCAGGAAAAGGAGGATTACCACAACAAACTGTTAGTAATACTAAGCAAGATTTACCTGACCAATGTAATAGAAGAGCAAACAAATTAGAAGGTTTAAAAGAGAAAGATTTAATTGGAATACCTTGGATGTTAGCATTCGCATTAAGAGCAGATGGATGGTATTTAAGACAAGATATTATCTGGAGTAAGGGTAATCCAATGCCAGAAAGTGTAAGAGATAGATGTACTAAATCACATGAATACATATTCTTATTAAGTAAGAGTCAGAATTATTACTTTGATGTTGATACTATTAAAGAACAATCTAGAAGAAAAAGATCAGTTTGGAATGTAAATGTTAAACCTAATAAACAAGCACACTTTGCAACTTATCCTCCTGAGTTAATAACTCCTTGCATATTAGCAGGTAGTGAAGAGAATGATATTGTGCTTGATCCATTTATGGGAAGTGGCACAACTGCTGCTGTAGCAAGGAGTTTGGGTAGGTATTATATTGGATGTGAGTTGCATGAAGAGTATAACAACCTAATTCAAGAGCGTGTGCCAGTCAACATTCTGTCCACTATTTCCCCCACTTGATGAAATATTTGCTATTATATAAATGTTGAGGTTGATCACCTCACACTTTATAACACTTTGTATTTTTAATTTATGGCAACTAGGAGAAGAACATCAGCAGTTAAATCTACTACTGCTAAGAAGTCTCCCAGAACTGTTGTTAAGAAAAGCACAGTCACTCCAATAAAAAGTGTAAATAAAGTTACACCAATTGAGGAAGTGAAAGTGACAGAAACACCAGTTAAAAATGTTGAGAAGAAAGTAACAAGATCTTTAAAAGAATTAGATGGGTTTGAGTTAATCTTACTCCCATTATTATACCTTGAAGATTTTGCAAAAAGACTCATCAACAACCAGTTTTAGAACTGGCACACTAAATCCCCATTAGGGGATTTTTTCATTTATAATAGAAGTATGAAAAACACACACATCAATCACCCTGAAGATTCTGTTTTAACTGGTGATTTATCAGTGTTAAAATGGTTTACTTCTAAGGGCAATTTATCAGTTAAAATAGATGGTTCTCCAGCAATAGTTTGGGGAACTAATCCTGCAACTGGTAATTTCTTTGTTGGTACTAAATCAGTATTCAACAAAGTTAAAATAATGATTAATGAATCTCATCAAGATATTGATAAGAATCATAGTCATATTCCAAAGGTTGCTAACATTTTACATCAATGTTTTGATGAACTTCCAAGAACAAAATACATTTATCAAGGTGATTTTGTAGGATTTGGTGGTGATAATGTATATCAACCTAATACAATAGCATATAGTTTTGCTGATACAATTGATCAAAAACTTATCATCACACCACACACAAGATACACTGCTGTTGGTGATTTAAGAAATGCAATTTCATATCAATTAGATTACATTTCTTTCCTTAAAGATTGTGTTGAAATTGATAGTGATGAAGATATATTTTGGTTCTGTCCATTTGTAGATTGTGATGAAGATTTGAGTGATATAGTATCACTTTGTGAGTATGCTAGTGTTATATCAGGTGCAGCAAATTATATGGATAATACTACTGCTAAGAAGGTAATTATCAGTCTTAATAGTATTATTTCTAGTGGGTTAAAGATAGATGATCTAACTTTAATCGCACTTGCTGATTATCATCATGTAGATATAAATGTGCTTAGATTGTGGAAATTAGTCCAGTCAATTAAGCATGAGTTTATGTTACATATTGCCACATATAATGAGGTAGAATGTTATATTAATGGTGAAGAAGTTGGGCATGAAGGTTATGTTCTGTCCAATGATTATGGAACATTCAAACTCATCTACAGGGAGGTATTTTCCAATGCAAATTTTAATAGAGTGAGGGCATAAATGTCCTCTCTAAGGTATCTAAATGCCTCTCTAATTGTCCTTTAATTGTTATTACTATGTCCACATCAAAAGTATTAAAAGAACTCTTTGAATTAAAGGAGGAATATAAGAAACAAAACCTACAATTTACATCAGTTCAAAAAGAAAGATATGCTGAGTTATTAAATAAAAGAAGGGAAATTGTGAGTAATTATTATAAGAATGATCTTGTATTTAAACCCAATTCATCAACTAAATCAGTTAAAAAAGAGGAGGTTAAGTAACAATGAAATGGAAAGTTCAAATGTATGTTGGTGGCACAACATTTTATGAAAGTGTTCATGCAGTCAACAGATTAGATGCTATTGAAACAGCAAAGGCAAGAAATCCTAAAGCAAGGATAATAGCAACTAACCCTGATTTATCATAATGAGTATTATCGAACTAAGTGAAAAAAGGTTCATTAGATGTATATTAGAGAATGGATTTCTCTATGATGATTCACATCATGGATACACAAGAGTCTGGGAAACTAACACCCCAGATGGCAAATTACAATGCTTAGAAGTATATAAGAAAGACAATGATGTATGGAAACAGATAATGTATGGAAGTGATGGAAGTATATTTTTTACTGAAGACATCAACATTAATGAACACATACCATGACAATTTGCACATCAGGTGACAATTTAAATACCAAACTATCCTCTACTGGATGGTTAACTAACTTACATATTGCACATCAAGCATATAACTATTTTATTGAACATGGCACACATAAACATATATTTAAGGAGAAGGAAATTGAAGTACATTATTGTGATTTAACAGAAGATAATGTATTTGGTTGGTGTGAACAATGTGATGATGATTCATGGTTAGTTACTATACACAATGATCTACAGATTACAGAGCATTATAAAACATTATTCCATGAATTTCAACACATAATTCAAGACATTTATGGCATAAAGTGTGAAGAGGTAAGAGAGAACGAAGCATACCAGATTGAAGGCACTATGTATAGAGAAATGTGTGACAGTTTACAAAGTGTCCATTAATCTCCCCATTGTGCCTAAAATTTGCTATTATAAGGATGTAGAGAAATCTACAAGTTTTTTGAATTAAATGTTTATGTCAACTCTAGCAAATGAAACAATCTTTGAAACATTTTATGAAGAGGCATTAGAGGAGTTAGGTATAAATGAAAAGAGTCTATTTTATGCTGATGCTTGTAAGCTAGCAAGGCAAATGGCAATGGACAAATTCTTATCTTAC